TGGTGTCAACCCATTTCTCTTGGAACCATCTACGTAAGCTCATCTTCTTTTCTTTTTAGTGTAGCCGGGTGCTGTTCGTTTTACACCACCTGATTTGACCTGACCCTTACATACCTTAACAGCATATGCGTTTGCGTATGCAGATGGGTAGACCTTGAACTTTCTTTTGGCAGCTGCTTTACCACGTGGGCATAATTTAGCCATTACTTCTTTTTACCTCCATGTTTGCAGCCGCACTTTGATCCTTTCTTGTGTGCCATTAGCCGTCGTATAAATCTTTAAAGAAATCTTCCATTCTTCTATCCCTTGAAAGACCTCGTGAAGTTTTGCGTATGATTTCCATACCTCTAACTTGCTCTTCGGGACTGAGTTTTTTGATGTCTTCTACTCTTCTGACGATACCTCGTGCTAGTTTGGTATCTTGCTCATCAAAAGGTTTGATAGACTTTGTATTCTTTTCTTTTCTTGATCTTGCCATCAGCATTTCCATCTACGTAAGGCAAGTGCCTTTCTTGTGGGCTTGCCGTTTGGTTTTTTGAGTGGCCCTTTCATGCCAGACATGCGAGCACAAAATGACCTCTTTCTAGCCCCTCCTCCGGGCTGTGGAGCCTTGAGATTAGAGCCAGTGGCACGATTGTACTTGGCTCTTCCCTTAGCTGTCAGGCCGCCTTTGCGGCTTTTCTCACCTCTTCCGAGAGACAGGCTTACTCCCTTTCGTTTTCTTTTTGCCATTTCTAAGTTTTGCGAAGTCAGCTCCTGTGATTTTATCTCGGGGTGGTGCTACTCTGGCAATCTTCATTTGCTTGGCAGAGTACTTCTTCTTACCAGCTGGCTTAGGCATTACCAAATACCGGGTATGATCTGCCCTGTCCAAGCGTAGTTAAGTAGAGCTGCGACTACGCCTATCATAGCTAGTCTTCCGTTAAGCTCCTCTGCTGGATGCCATTTCTGATGTTCGTGGTTGTGGTGTGTCATTGTTATACTACGTTGTCGTTGTCTTTTCCCAAGAAGTCTTGGGTCTTGTTGTTGTTTTTTGCTAGTGGATATAGCAGGCCGGGTATTGGTAGCTGTCTGGTATATTCTTTTTTCTCTGGTACATAAATATGTTCTGGGTGTCGTGTATCAGAAGTACCAGAACCAGATTTTTTCTTACCGTTCTTTTTACCCATTACTTCTTACCTTTTTTCTTTGCGATGATTTTTTTGAGTGCTGCTGGTAGCTTCTTCGCTCCGCTTCCTCTCTTCATTTTTTTACCTTTAGCGTCTTTACCGCCACCGTAATGTCCGGGCATAATTAGAACTCCAAATCTGATCTGTCTAGTTTTTCAATTATGTCATTTCTGTAAGCTGGGTCAGCGTCATAGCGTGGATCGCTCATAGCTCTGACTAATTCAGCTTGACTGCGGAAGACATCGCCGCTGTTTGTTGGTGCTTTACCTGTAAGCATTTTACCTTCTACTCCATTAGCTGCATCGTACTGGGCTTTGAGTCCAGCAACAGCTAGTTGTATAGCTTGTACGCTACCAGTGTTTACAACTTCATCAAACGCATTTACCTGAGCTTTGTCTAAGCTATCCTTTGCCCAGTTAACTATGTTTGCATAAGCCTGTTCTCCACCGGCTGAGTTTTTTATCTGATTAATTTGTGCTTCAGAAATGTCTTGAACATTTGCAGCAGCTTTTGACTGATACTCTGGTAAAGCTTGTACCTCCATGTAAGCCTTGATAAGATCTTGGCTTGACATAGATCCAAACTTAGCTAGAGTTTCATCAGATAACTTGTTACCATTTTCATAGTACTCGTCAGTAGCAGAAGTAATTAAGCTTGCACCGTCAGACAAGGTAGGCTTGTCCTCCGGCTGCTCTTCTGCACTGGCTTGTCCTGTCTCTGAGTCTCCAAGTTTTTTCTGTAGCTCTACGTATGCTTTCTCTAGTTCTTGTGCACTTTTGTACTTACCAGCTAGTAGCTGTTCCTGATCTGCTTGTAACTTCTCACCAACTTCAAGATTCTCTTGCTCCTCTGGTGTGAGGTTATCAGGCATTGTCTCAGTCTGTACCTCTGGTTCGTATGAATATGTTTGTGTTTCTGCCATTTATTCTGGTGGTTGTTGTGTGAATTGCTGTATCACTTGTGATGCCTGTTCGGCTAACTCTGGATTCTTCTGTGGATCCATGAGTGGTGTGCCAGCAAGCTGACCTGTCTGATTGATGAGCGACTGATTTGCAGCATCTTGCTGTCTCTGTTGCTTCATCTGTTCAAGCTGCTCTGCTGTACGTATTAGATTGAGAACATCTATACCCTGTGCAGCTGCCAATCTTCTGATAGCTTCGCTTGGGTCTATGTACTTCATCAATGCGTCTGGGCCAAGTGTTTGTGCAACAGTTGCTATAAATCTAGTCAAGGCTTCGTTATCCTGACCTCTACCTAGACTGTTGATACCAGCTACGATCTTCGGTCTGACGACATCTTTCGGTAGTCTTGGTATCTGATTACTGCGTTGCAATATCAACAATGTTCTGTTGAGGTATGGTACTAAGAACTCAACCGTAAGTAAGCTGAAGAGCCCACCCAATGACTTCTCTAGTTCCAACTGCGTGAGGCGTACCTCTTCGGCAGTAACTCTCTCTGCGTTCCTGACATTCATAACCAAGAAGGCTTCGAGTATTCTTCTTTCTATCGTTCCTGATAGTTGTGCAGCTGTAGCAAAGTCGGCTGTTTTACCTACCTGTACTACGCCCACATCTTCTGGTCTACCCTGTATGATAGCTCCGTTACCAGCTTTGGCAAGTGTCCCGGGCTTGGTTGTAGCTGATGGTGATACAAGAAAGACAACCTTACTTGCTACACTAGCACCCTCTACGAGAGCTTGAGACAATCCATCGAGACTCCGTAGATCCCCAATGAACTCTTCTACTCTACCACGTCCGTAATCTTCTCCGTCTACTGTATTGAATCGAAGCACTAACCATGGTGAGGCGTTCTTCGGTGCTGTGCTCTGGCTTCCGGCTAGTATCATATCGTCTACCTCCTGATGCCACCTCCAGCTACCGCTACTCTCATCCATCTTAACACAGGTGTATACCTCAGCGTCGTCTTCTCCAGCACCATATTCGCCGTTTGGCTCGTCAGAAGGTGGCTGTGCTATGCCGAGTACCTTCCTACTAATCATTTCTTTTGTAATAATTTCTATTACGTTACCGTTACCATCTCTATTTACTACGTATCGGTTGAGTGGGTAATGTTTCAGCCCATCTTTGCCCATGAATATCAAGGCATTTCCAGATACAATTAGATGTTTCAAGGCTTGGTGAACGACAACTCTATCACTAGATGCAGCTATGTAGTCCATAATCATCCTCTCTATCTTAGAGAAAGATAAGTCCAGCTGGCTACGCATCCTAGCATCCATCTCCTCTCCTAACTGGTCGTCCCTGACTTGTAGTTTGAAGAAGGCTGTCTGCGGTGGTAGTATAGCGAGCATAAGTTTAGCTGCTAGTGTTACTACCGCCTTTGCTCCAACTGATTGATACGGTTGAAGTAAAGTTCTCTTGCCTTTGTAGTTGTCATCTTGTGTAATAAGATAAGGTAAGGTAAGTTCAGAACACTCAACTGCCATATCAAGAAACTGTGTTCGGCCTGATGATAGCTGTTGGTATCTAGTCCTTGCCTTATACATTTAGTCCTCCAGTTCCACCGGCATCTCCTCCGGCTCCTGTATTGAGATTGATCTTAAGAGCATCTGTACCTGTTTTCTTAGCTGCTCCACGTGTGTCATCTCTCTTTGTTGTTGTTCCATATTCTACGCCTGCTACTTCTTCTGGGTCTAGTAATTCTTTTTTACCGGGTAGCCTTGATGCCTGTACTAAGTCAGGCTGTCTTGGCTGAATAGGTGCTGGTGTAGATACAGGTGTGGGTGGTGCTGATCTAAATAGACACATTATCTTCGTTTAAAATTGATTTTACATATTGTACAACTGACTCTTGGCCAGCTCTGTACATGATGGAGGCGTGATCCTCCTTGGGGTGGACAGGATACCAAGCGAACTTGGACTCCAAATCCTCTACTAACTTCTCGA